TGTTCAATACCGGTTTCCCTGACAAAATCTCTAGACGCTAGCAATCCTGGGTTTTGAGCATCAGACAAGTCTGCCGTAATAGAGCCGTCTGTGTTTACAGTAAACATACTGAGAACGTCAGTATCGTCTTTGAACATTTTAGAAGCTATTTCGAAAGTCGGGTCTATAACACGCAAAACGGATAGTGAGGCTTCTTGCTTTGATTGGTCGTCTGACATTAGTCCAGCTTTAATCATCTGCAATGTATCATCGTCTACAGCTTCTAAGCCAAAACGCTGGATAACCTCATTCAACATGTTTCCCGCATTGATAGCTACATCACTATCTGCCAAGAAGTTGAACGTGGGTTGCCCCATCATGTTAGGCATCAACTCTTTAACAGACTCTGTTGTAAGCGACGGATGTGGATTAACATTCCCACCACCTTTAACAAATTCAGCAACTCGATTCATACCTAGCTTTAGCTTTGTCGCTGTTGTTAAATGCTTGGCAACTTCCGCTCTAGCTGTACCTATCATCGTCATGTTAACGCCCGGCGTATTAAGCAAACCACCCATGCTTGTCGACATGTCAGTTAGTCTTTTAATACGCTCATCTACGTTGCCTTGAGTTTCGTTAAGGACAGTCGTTAGGTCTTTATTAAATCTAGTAACTGCCTCGACACCTTCGACGGTGACGTAGTTTTGCAATAAGCTGTATGTCTTCTGCTTAAGTGCCGCGATGTCTTGTGGAAAGCGGTCAGCCAAACTAGGCGCTGGACCCATGTCCACCTCATCGTCAGATGATATGTCAGCCCTGTCTAGAAACGCTAGAAAGTTCTGTGTACCCACTTTACCGTTTGCAACGGAAGCACTCATAAGTAAGTCGAGCGTCGCTGCCCTAACTTTGCCGTCAGGTAACGTCGGATTGATAGCGCCTACTTTACGTTTCAATTCGTAGTACTGTTCGTAGCCCCATCCCCCCGGTGTTTTGACAATTGTTTGCGCTGAGTTTTGTGCAGCCACCAGCGCAGTCTCACGCTGATTTTCTACAGCTTTTAGCGCCATGCTTACACGCTTTTGCTGGTAGTTCTTTTGCCACGCTGCCTGTACTTGAAGGTCGGCAGTTGCACTACCAGTACCGTCCGCGTAGTTATTTTCCCACCAATCACTAGCAAACTGTTCATATTGTTCGGGAGCAACGTTTACAGACGCAGCCTCGAAGTCAGCCCACATTTTACCACCAGTTGCCTGACCGTAGCTTTCTTCGAATGCCTGACCGTAGCCATACTCGTCTTTGTACTGACTTTTGTTTGCTTTCTTTGCTTCTTCGAGAGATGTAAAATCGCCACTATTAAATGCATTGACGGCATCGACACTGGCTTGCTTGCGTTTCTCTAGCGCAAAACGTTTTGCTTCTATCTTGTCTTTTTGGAATTCTACTTGCTGTAGATTATCGATAGACTTAGACACCTGTCCGAAGAAGCTGTTGAACGCATTTGTCAGGTCACCCGCAAAAGGGTTAAGACCGGCTGATTTTGATATTTGCGAAACCTGTTGATTTTGGAATCGCCTATTCTTTACTGTCGCCATGCCGCCTTGTGCGCTAGCAGTTTGCGACAGGACATTAGGTGTTCTTTGTACCATCGCTTATAGTTTCCCTAACGTATTAATAGTTTGTTGTTGATTGTAATAGCCTGTACCAATCTGTAAGCCTGACCCAATCATATTCATAAATGCTTGTGACCGTCTGGCGTTAGCTTCTCTTACAGCATTGTCTGCTTGGTTTTGTGCCATCGTTGTTTCATTGATGTATTGAATTTCGGCCGCAGTCTTTTCTGATTCAAAGGCTTGGAACTCACGTTGTGCATTTCTATCCAAACGTACATAATCCAGACTATCGCCATACAATTGCTCAAAGAAGATTGTACCTAGTGATGCGTCACTTAATGATGTTTCTGATGCCCTAAATGTTCCTAGCGCATAATTAGCTTCTCGCATTTTGTCTGACTTTTCATCAAACGCATCAATCTGGCTTTCAGCAATCTTTCGGTTAGTTTCTGCATATTTAGCTTTCGTATTTGCCGCTGCTTGGTCGTAAGCATCCATTGCTTGTTGGTTTGCTCTTTGACCAGCTTTCTTGGCTTCTTTCATCGCGCTCATACCCGCCACGGCTGACATCGCGAGTGAAGCCACCATAAGTGTCATACACATATTATCACCCCTGTCGTGTTATTTCGTTGAAGTAGCCTGTATAGTCGATGGACATGATGTTCACCGGTTTCTCAGTACTGTTATGTATTCGGATAGTTACCGCGTTTGCATTGGCTCTTACTGGTATCTTAAATTGACCAAGCGCCTCTACTGGTGCGACACCAACCCTGGATGTGCCTCGACCGATAATACGACCAGTAAACTGGAATGTCTTTGTCGGTCTAAATTCTGGCGTAATGTCTACTTGAAAGTAACCTGTTTCCTTAAAGTTAAACGCGATGGTCCTAAGTTGGAAACGACCTGACGTAATAGCAATACGAAGGTTGTTTGGATCACGCGGATAAAGTTTCGATAAGACTACTGACGATGTGAACGTTTCGCCAATGATTGCATCCCCCGCTTCATAGTTACCGACAGTCGTGATCGTGGTCGGCGTGGGGAAGTCGATGTTAAGAACCTCACCAACTTGTCCATCAGGGAAATCAGTGGATAGAACAATGGACGATGCGTTATTATGGTTATAAGGAACTGTCCACGTTGTGAGATTGGTGTTGACATCATATGTTCCAGTGACTTTGACTTGCCTGTCCATAGACAACTGATAAGGATGCTTTTCGGTAGACAGTTCGTATCTGAGGAATGTCTTCTCAAAGAAGACTGTTCCGTTCTCCCGCGAGAGAACCATGAATAATTCGCCATCGATTACTTCCATCCATTTAATTTTAGAGTCTGCACCGTATGTCCACCGCGCCCACGCTGACTGTGCTTTTGATCCACCGTCTTCGTACATCTTATAAATATACAAAGCATTGGGCTCACGTTCTGTAAGCAACATAAGCATGTCGTTTGTTGGGTCACCAGCCATACGGTCAATCGGCGCTGGGATGTAACCTAGCGCGTGTAGTGTAATGTCCGAAGCCACGTTAGACACTGATTGGTCACTAAACTGATATTCGAACACAATCGCGTCACGTCCTGACTTAGCAGCAAAGTACAATTTGTTACCAAGTGTGATAGGCTTACACTTTTCTTCTGTAAGATAAGTAGTTGCCAGATCCACTGTCGCTGTCTTTGGTGACAGGATGTTAGCACCAGCCACCTCAAACTGCGCCTTGTTAGACGTCAGGAATAATGCCTTACGGAAACCAACAGCGTGTTTCAAATCGTTCACAGTCTCAGAAGAGGCCGTTAGTCCAAAGCCGTCGGAGTCTAAAGTTTGCGTTGAGAAGTCGGGCCAGAAGGTAAAGTATTTACCAGCCTGACTAAAGTTCACACTTTCACCAGATACAAACACAAGCCTGTTACGGTGAAACGCTACGGCTTCGATGCCGTTACCAACAAAGTCGGGTGGTGGTACAATTTCATTATCACCTGAGATACGCCCACCGTAATCACCTTGTCGGAATGTAAATGTTCCGTTCGCTTCTCTAATTAGGAAGTGTGGCATTGTTGCCAAATCAAAATCATTATCCTCACTAGGATTAACACTTTCAATCCAACCACCTTCATCGCTGTCGAACTTAGCCCAATAGCCATACTGGTCGCCATCAATATTTTGACCTACACGAATGTAGTAATCGTCTGGCGCTGCGGATGGTAAATACTCACGTTGTGGGATTGTATCTGTCATCGCCCAAGGACCGTATGTTGCGTCTGTACCTTGGTGGCGTATGTCAAACGGCTGGTTGCCTGTAATAATAATAGTCTCACCTATTCGTGATTTAGTGAAACCACTAGGCAAACTAAAGTTATTGAACACATCAGCAGCTAGCTGGGTATTTGACAGCGCTGTAGTGACAGCCTTAGTCCATCTGTTTGAAAATGCACCACCGTTTATGCTGATATCAATCTTGTAAGTCGTTTGTGTATTTGTAGTACGACAATTGATAAGCGCACGATACTGAGGCACATAGGTTGACGGAGCCATTGCTGCGTTGATTTGTGCATTTGCGATAATAGTAAAATCAGCAATTGTAACGAAACTAAAGTCACTTACCTCGTTTGTAGATGCTAAGTAATTTTTACCGTCTGGGAAATTTACAGTCTGTAAGTTGCCCTCAAGATCATAAACGTTGAGATCATCGTTGTTGATAATAATCATGTAACGTTCAATAGCATCTCTAGAGTACGCATAGATTGCCGGTGTGTCTGTATCGTTAAGGCTTGGAATCTCTGTAATATGTCTAGACGCCGGTCGGCTTTCGATACCACCGGTGACAATAGATACAAGGATGTTGTCAGCTTCTTGAACCTGACCCGGCAGTCGAACAGGGTCGGGCTGACGCGACACCCCTTGATACATAGTCTTGATGCTCTGTTCGACGAGTTTGCCCATTTGTTATCTCCCCCAATACGGATGATGTCTGTATGTTGCATTAGCAACGTGAGGGCTCTCTCGAATGATGTTATTATCTTCGTTCTCAGCTTCGGCGTCCTGTAAACCTGACCACGCTTCTGCTTCAGCCCTGACAGTAAAACTATCAAGCGATGCAGAACCTAGCGCAGACTCTTGGAATTTGCGCGCCGCTCTCGATGCAATGTAATTTTGTAATTCAATCGTCAGTTCGTCGAACGGTATATCGACGATGACGTCACAGACTAAATCTGTGTCAAACGTATATGTTCTGTTCTTAACATCGAACAGCATACGTTTACCTGATGTAGTTCGCTGGACAACGTTCTTGTCTTTGTCGTCACCGGCGGTATCTACACGCAAGTATGTATTTGATATGAGGATGTTGTTATTAGCGTCACGCCTTAACTTAACCTCTTTTTCCATGTTTTGATGCCATCCTCTGGATAGTATCTCTGTGCGAACCTCGTCTAGCTTTGCTTCGGCTGCTTCGGCATCAGGCAAACCAGAGGTGAGCGATGATACTGGTGATTCACCGATGGCATCGAGGACGATATTCACGGCTTCTAGTTTTGTTAAAGCCATTCAAATCTCCTGTAAAAAATAGGGAGAGCCACAATGGACTCTCCCGATAATGATTAGGCAGTCTTAAGTTCGATAGCCATCTCAGGACGCATAGTGCCATGTCCGACGAACATCTTGCTGACCATAAAGTCTTCAAGTCTACGGACATCACGTTCTGTTTCCATACTGATATCCATCAGCTTGACAGTCGCAACAGACTGAGGACACCACATAACACCAACGGTGTTTGAGTAGTCACCTCTATACTTAGAGAACACTGTTGCATCAGCGGACTCATCAGAGTTTGGAATGTTGCGTGACTTAACAACAGTCACACCATCAATCTTGATAGTTTCAGCGCGTGAGGAAATACCACCGGCTGTATCAGCTTGGAAATCCCTGTTCAATACGAGGTACTGACCATTGCTATCTTTGGCATACTTGATTGCGTCAAAGATTTCAGTGGTGACCGCCAAGAACCTTGGCATGTCGTCTGGTACATCTTTATTAAACAGTCGGATGTTTGCGTCACGAATGGCGTCGATCCAATCGATACCACTATAAACACTATTCGTAGCAGCCAGCGATGCATCAGTGATGCTTTCACCGCCTGGGAATGGCGCAGAAGCTGCTGTTCTTGCTGCTAGAATGAGTTGACGGAATACGTTCTTATCGAACACTTTTGCAAGTGCGCGACCCATCTCGCCAGAGATGATTGACCTCATGTCAAAGTGAGACAAGATTCGGTCTAAGTCTGCAATCGCATAGTGTGAGACAAGAATGTCGTCAACGTTAATGGTGAGTTCACCAGTTGTGAAATCATTACCAAGCAATTCTGTGCCGGGCGTATGATATTCAGCGTCTGCTTTCCAAGTCTTAGGAAAGCGATAAGATTTGGCCCCGCCGCTTAAGGTTTTAACCGTGTGCTTATCCAGAGTAACAGTTGCATTATCGAACGCAGTGATGACCTCGCCACCAAATACGTCCAAATAAAGGGATCTATTGTCTACTGGACTAGATTGGCCTTTACCAAAACGGACTGGACTCGATGCCTGACCTGTAGCCATAACATTTTTCTCCTAGTCGTTAATTAAAGTTGAGTTTTGGTATTACCGCTTTCACACACAGATTATCCGACGTATCGGGTCTGTCTTACTTACTGGCTTACCGTGCCTATATTTATCGGGCAGAAGTGTACTCAAAATGCACAAAAAATAGGGGCAGTCCGAAGACCACCCCTTTTGTTAACCATCCAGATCCCATGTTGCGGTCTGCATTTTACGCGCAACCTCTTGTCGAAATGCTGGATCAGACTGATATTGTGGAGAGGACATATCAGCCATCATTTCAGATTTAGAACGATAACCAAACGTTGAGCCGTTCTGTGTTTGACCAGATACCAATTGTGGTTCTGGTGTTCGGTTAGGTGCTAAGTCGCCCATCCTTACGCGGATAGCGTCCGCAGCAATACGCCAATCATTGGTAGCTAGAAGATTGTTGTATGTATCAATCTCGCTTTGCTCAAGATTTTGCAAACCCCAATCAACCATATCTTTCCATGCTTGCTCACCACCAATATATTCTAGCGCCTCATTACGAGTGGCCTCACGTCTGTAATTTAAGTTGTCGACGTATGTTTCCGCGATATCTCTTGGAATTCCCACCCGCTCCAACGCGGCGAACTGTTCATCCGTAAGGTCGCCCTCTTGCTCAAGTTGGTTTCGCAAGACGTCTGGGCTAAGTCCGGCTTGTGTGATGATACTATTGACCTCTGTCTGTTCCGATTCTGTCTTCGTATCGGTCTGTTGGTCATTAGCATTCGGGTCTTGGTTTGATTGCTGTTGTTGCAACCGGTATGCAAGTTCTTTTGCATGGTTCTCCCAATCATAGCTTCCGGTGTCTTTGTTATAAAACTTATCGTAGCCACCTTCGGGCATTGGGTTTACTGGCAGTTGTTCTACAGGGTCGGTTTGTGCCTCACCTTGTCCTTGATAACGGTCAGCCATTTGCTGGTTGTAGTCATCAGAACCTTCTGCCGGTGCTTGGTTATCTGTGTCGTTCATAAAATCCTCACTGGTTCATATTAGCTTGTGCTTGCTGGATAACGGCATCTGCACCCATAGTACCCGCTTGCGTTGCAGCGGCATTAGCACCGGCTGCTAGCGCGGCCTGACGTGCTTGTTCTTCTTGCTCTTCTTGAACCTCTTGTTGGCTTCTTACTGCGTCTGGCAGATCAAGGCCGTGGAATGCCTTAGATAGAAGTACATCCATTTTGATAAACTTCATCATTTCTGGTGGCATACCTGAGAGGAATGCAAGAGCGGTTTGTACCTTGTTAACGTCCTGTTCACGCCCCAAGGCTTCCATGCCAGTTAAGATTACAGGCTCGACAAGACCGTCGGGCCAATCCGGTAGCTGACCATTTCTCTTCATTTGCACAATGAGTCTCCTCATACGCGCTTGTTGCATCGTTTCCGACAACTGCGAATAGACTCCACCTAAAGTGGCTTCAAGTTCTTCAGTCATTCTACGCACTTCAAATGCCGTGGTTCTTTCTGAATCACGAACAGTCGCTGCGCCCATTAAGAACGCTTGCGATACTTCTCGCGTCTGTCGTTCCAGTTCGGCCGCACATAACTGCATACCGTTGTTGTTCTGAAACTGTAGCATCACAACGTCTTCAGCATTGCCAACAATAATATCGCCGTTATCAGCTTTCGCGATACGACGTCTTAGGTTAATACCGCCGGCTGCGTTAGGACGTATCATTGTGATGTTACGAGAGGCCATCGCCGCGCCGTCGATAAGTGATTTCGACAAGGCGTCAATGGTGCGTAAATCTGGCAAGTGTTCTTCTACTTTGCCTCTTCCGTAGTCTTCCCCCACGACGGAAGTATATCTCAATGCGTTGTACGGTAGTGTCTCATAAAGACCTTTTGATTTAGGCACAGTCTTGCCATTAATCTCTTGATGCACATCGTAGTTTAAATCTTTGTTCCGCTTGACGTGCGTGTACAAAGGAACGCGATTGTCAGTAAAATCATCTTCCGCTACCAGCCCTCTTGCATTGTCGGGCAAACTTTCGGGTGACAGATATTCTTCTGTTATTATTTCTATTACGTCACCTTGCATATCGCGAGATACGCAGAATTGGTCTAATCGAAAGATGCGTATGGTGTTATCGGGTTGCATAAATTCTAGCACATTACCTGTAACCAGAAGATATTGCAGAGCGAGGTTAGTTGACCTTCGCCATTGTTTCCGCTCAATCTCTGCGCCAATCAACGTTTCAGACATAACAAGACCTTGCTCGATGTCTGGAGATAGTGCCATTTCACCAGCTTGAATTCTGGCTTCCGCTGGCACATCTAGTTTGAATGACGATTTTCCAGGCGGGTACATCGCAACCATTAATCTACTAGCTAGACTTACTGTCGCTCTAGCCCCTAGCCCCTGATACGGTTCCGGCAATAACGCAAATTCGTTATGACCTTCTGGTGGCATCAGAGCGGGGATTGTCAGAGCTGCACAATCTCTAGCCCGACGTAGATAAGGGTCACGCTTCCGCTTCATTAGTTCGTAGCGGGATCGTGCAGTCTCTGCCATGATCACCTCACTTATTGATTAGTATTGATACCAGTACCAACAGCAGTTCCCATGCCATTGCCTTGGTTTAGTTGAATTCTTAGATTCGAACGTCCAGCGCCCTTCCTCTTTCTCCGGCTTTGAATGTAGCCTTGAGCATCCGGCAAGATAGCTGCGCTTGGTGCTGGTGCAGTCGGCGCTGGTGCTGGTGCTGGAGGTGGTGGAGGGGGCGGTGGAGCGCTTATTCTTGGTGCGCCACACATATTCCTTATTTCCTTTTTCTTAAAAAGAACGCTTCGTCACCAAAACCTAGTCGCTTATAAAGTGATTTCACACGTTCAGAGTTAACGTTAGTTGATGTTCCAATGTGAACTTCTTGAGCATTCGCAACATTCCAAGCCCATTCTTCATAGGCTTTTATTAATCGCGGTGCAGCCGTACCCCCACGCTTGTCAGTGCGGACGTAAACAGCTAGGTCACATGCAACCTTATCATGCCCAAACCAGTGTTCGGTACACATACCTACAAAGAAACCAATGAACTCTGTATCTGACTCAGCGACAAATGCACAAAACATTGTCGGCATGTCTTCGATGTTCTGCCATAGCCTTTGTAATTTATCCTCATTAAAGTCGAGAAATTTAAAGTAACTCTCTTCATGCATAGCATGTCCAAGAGCAATAACTATAGGAACATCGTTAGATGTCATTTTACGGATTCTCATTGTCACCTTCTTTGTATTCTAGTAGTGCCTGTTTCAACTCATCTATCAGTTCGCGCTTTGCTGCATAACGATGATGAGCGATCACGTCTTCGTCTTTTCCTAAACAGCGGGGCGGGTATGCCTCATCCAAACGTTCTATTAGTTGTTCGCTGGTTTCTGGAAATGGATAGTCTTCGTCTAGTTTCATGGGCAGAACCCCCCTCTATTCTTCTGGTTTAAATTCAATATGCAGTTCTTCTTTGTCTACTTGCTCTAGAAATCGCAGTCTCATTTGCTCTTCTAGCCAGAGTTTCTGCCGTTCATTGCGGACGAAAGAGACAGCCCACACCGTGAAAAACACGGTGCAGACCCATACAAATACTGATATCCCCCACATCCCAAATTCTTGGGGTGTCATTAAGCACACTCCTTTTGTCCGGTTGCTGGGTCGATGTAGCAAGCCTCTGCTTTTGGCTCTTCTTTTACTTCGTTCAAAACGCCATATCGCTTTCCAGCAGCCCTAAAGGTCGTTATGCCTTTACAGCCAAGAGCCCATGCATTTTCGTATAGCGTCTTAAATTCCTCATACGGAACATCGTCACCAACGTTGCACGTTTTAGACACCGCTGAATCAACATAAGCAGATGCACAAGCAAGAACACGAACATGGTCTTGAGCGGTAATCTCATTGGCAGTCTTACCGACATACCCCTGACGATACGCATAGTCTTCTACACGCTCGACCTTAGAGCCCTCAAAATGCTGAATGGTTCTGTCGTAATACAAAGAGAAAGGTGGCTCGATACCAGAAGACACGTTGTCAGCAACCAGACTGATAGTTCCGGTCGGTGCAATCGAAAGTAGGTGAGAGTTCCTAAGTCCTTGTTTTACAATCTTTTCTTTGACCCAATCAGAAAGGGTCTTATAGAAGTCGCCTTGAGTGTACATTTCTTCTTCGTATTTATGGAAACTTCCCTTCTCATTTGCGAGGTCAGCCGATGCCGCATAACAGTGATCACGAATGATACCTAATACTTTATGCATCCATTCCATAAACTTTGGGCTGGCATAATCTAGACCCATCATCGCACCAGCGTTAGCTAGTCCGGTAACACCTAGACCCATACGTCTTTTCTCTTTAGCTTCCTTTTCTTGAGCCGGTAGTGGGTAGATGGTTCTATCAACTACATTATCCATAGCGCGGACTACTGGATATATGTCGCGAGTCAGAGCGCCGTAATCAAACGCACCATCAAGGACATATTTAACCAAGTTGAATGACCCTAACAGACACGCACCGTTGTGAGGTAGAGGCTGTTCGGCGCATGGATTAGTCGCAGAGATTGTTTCACAGTACCATAAGTTATTGTTTTTATTGATAGTATCGACAAACAGAACGCCTGGCTCCGCGTAATCCCAAGTCGAACGCATGACCATATCCCATAGCGCTTTAGGGTCTACTTCTTTATAGACTCTTCCGTCGTACTCAAGAGGGAACTTCTCACCAGACTGTAAGCATTCCATAAACTTGTCAGTAACTAGGATTGAGATATTGAATCCTAATAGTTTGTCAGAGTTATTCTTAGCTAGAATAAACTCCTCGATATCGGGGTGGGATATCAACATGCAACCCATTTGCGCGCCGCGTCTGTGGCCGCTCGAAGCTATGGTCTGACACACCGCGTCGAAGATACCCATGAAACTTATTGGGCCTGATGCTTTACTGTCTAATGATTTGATTCTGTCACCACGCGGTCGGATCTTGCTAAAGTCGTATCCAATACCACCGCCTCGCCTCATTGTTTCAGCAGCCTCAGTAGCTACTGCCATGATCGAGTCCATCGAATCTTCGATAGGCGAACTGACAAAACAGTTGAACGCTGTAGTTTGACGCGCAGCGCCAACAGCATTCTGCACACGACCAGCCGGTAGGAAACGCATGTGCCGTAGTGCATCACGAAACTCTTCAAAGTGGTCACCGCTGTCTTTTAATGCTTGAGCGATGCGAGTTACTTTTTGATAAAAGTCTTCACCCTCTTGGCGATACTTCTCGCGGTCGATTTCTTGTGAGAGGGGAAGAGTAGGTCCATAGTGGTAATTTGATATTGTCATATTAAGTCCTTGAGATTTGGTTCTTTATAGTTTGGGCCTTTTAATACTTTACCGTCGTCACGCTTGATGGGCTTTCCATCGTCGCCTAACTTCGACATGTTTGATTGATGCACTCTGTTGAAAGCGACTTGCAGTGGTAGGCCGAAAACCACAGCAAAGCCACTTACTACATATTGTAAATCCGTTAGTTCTTTCAGAAGGTTCTCAAGGTTGTCCGGTGGTTTGCCATGAGACAGACGCCACCCAGCGTTATGTACCTCTAGTGAAAATTCTTCAAATTCCTCTCTAATGAATTCGAAACGTAGCATCAGTTCGTCAACTGTCATGCGCGTATCAATAGGGTGATCGAATGCCTTATTGAATTCCATCACAGCCATTTCTCTGCTTCTATCTTTCATCATTGATTACCCCTTTTTCTTTGAGGATTTCGATGAGGAAGTCCGTGTATTCGATTGCTTTGTTGATGTCGCGCTTGACGTTTTCTTTGTGCTTGGTTCTGTACCGGCTGATGTACTTGAGGATGTTGCTGACCGCCCACGCTTCGTCACCTTCGAGTGTCCGACAGACTGCTTTGATGTAGTCTTTGGTTTCGATGGTGGCAGAGACTTTTGTTCCGTCGTCGAGGGTGACGGTTGCTCTGAATTGGTAATGGCTTGGGCTGATGGCTTCATCCATATGTCTGGCTGGTTTGCTGTCCATAGTCTTACTTCTCCGGTAGTTTCTTTATAGTCGCCATGTCTCAGGATACGCGCTAGGCGAACCATGAGGATGGCATAGTCTTCTGTTAGTCCAGCATCGAGGAACGCTTGGCGCGTTACATCCCATGCTAGTTTTGGGTGTGGGGCATTCAGTAATACCTTATCTGCTTTTACTGTACCTACACCCGGAATGCCTTTGTAGTTGTCGGAACTGTCGCCCACCATAGCTTGCTTGAATACAGCAAGGTCAGCCATGTTAGGGTTGATGCGAATAGGTCGTCGCATTTTGTCCGGATTAAATACCTTACAAGGCAAAGTCATTATGTCTTTATCGATGCTAATAATTACAGGGTTATCTATATCAGGCTGAGTGCCTAAGATTCCCAACAAGTCATCAGCTTCTAAGTTTGCTTTACGAACAACCTTGTATTTTTCTGATAGATATTCATAACAGAAATTGAGTGCAGAAGGTCGCTCAATTCCACCACGATTGGCTTTGTACTCAGGAAAGATTTCGTGGCGAAAGTAACGTCGTGATTCATCACTGAAACACATAACAATAGCGTTTGGTTTTACGCGCTTGATCCACTCATTCATCATGTGTTCCATGTATTCTTTTGCATGGTTAGGATTGAATGGCATCAGTGTATCCGTAGGTTCGCTGACCGCCGCTGCGGATCTAAACGCAACGATGTCTCCATCGATTATTGCTGTTGTCATGTCATCTCCTTTTCTGCTTCACAACGCCAAAACAAACGTGATGGTGGTAACATCTCTAGTACGTCTTCAGCCATGATGGCCCCACGTTCGAGGCATTGTTCTTTTGTTTGATATGGACCCCATGCATCATCAAATACTAGACACTGTTCGGGTGCGAATAGATTGCAAGCCACTACAACGACTTTCCACATTAGTGAGTCTCCTTCCAGTTATCACCAATGTCATAAGAGCCCGACACCGGACACTTCAGTTCGAGTAGTGTTCCAGCAATCTCAATTGACCTAGCAAATAGCTGACCAATTTCCTTTGCGTATTCCGGCTGAACAGAAAGCTGAACTTCGTCATGCACGTTCGCGCAGTATTTAAAGGTGATAGGTTTGTTGTTGACGACATGACCGGCTTTAGGCGCAACGTCGAAATGAAACACAACCAACGCTTTCTTCATCACAATCGCTCCGCTGCTTTGCAGACGAAAGTTCAATGCTGAATGCGGTGACAAGATGGGAACTCGTCTACCATCAATGCCTAGTATGTATCCACGCTCACACCTGTCAGCGATAATGCTGACTAACTTATCAAGGCCGGTGATGCCTTGTTCCATACGACGTCGGACTTCTTTACCCGACATCTTCTTACCAGCGTCAGCCATAATCTGACCTAGCTTGTGATTACTAGCGCCGTACAAAAATGCATACGTTGCACGTTTGACAATATCACGGTCGGCTAAACCTAGAACCTTGCCAGTACGCGAATGCACATCAGTACCATCTTCCTTCGATCCTTTGAGCAATGCATCAGCATACGCCCCGCCATCGAAGTGACCAAGGTCGTGAGCAAGCATTCGAAGTTCGAGCGCGTCAGCATCACAACCGACCAGCTTGTGTCCAGCGTCGGGCAACCACATCTCACGCATCCTTAGATCACGCTTCGAGATTTGCCCCATGTTCGGACCCCAATGACTACACCTCGATGTAGCCGTGCCAATCGTGTTAACCTTGCCATGTACATAGCCAGCATCAGTCACACACTTTAGCCAGCCGGATGCGCCCTCACTAATTTGACTCAACTGTTTCTGACAAAACAGAAAGCGAGATATCATCTTAGCTTCGGGGTAATCCAGCTTGGCTAGGATACCCTCGTCGATACGAGGTGACCCTGTCGGAGTAAAAGTATCAGGCTCATAATCATAACGCTCTATAAGTCTTTGCGCTATTTGCATACGACTTCCAGGATTGAACACCTCGACGCCGTCCTTTAATCTTTTGCCTGTCTTTTCTGAATAGCGTTCAGTCACGATAGGTGGGAACGCTTCTTGTAATTTTATCTCTATGTCTGCCATTTCCTGTCGGAGTTCGGCTGACAGGTCGACAGCTTTTTGTACATCCAGTTTGAACCCATGCTCGACTTGTAAGTTAATTACATATGCGAACCGGTGTTCCATTTCGATGGCGTCACCCCATCCTTTGAAACCATCCATAGACTTATATAGATGCTCATATACTTTTGTGGTGACCATCACATCACGTTCACAATACTCTGCCATAGCTGGCGTGAACGTTTCGAAATCTGTAAACTCAATCTTGGCTAGTCCAAGTTGTTCGCCCCAATATTCCAAAGAGTGCTTGCGCTGAATCGGGTTGTGCAATCTAGACAATACTAAAGTGTCTAACACTCGCTCATGTGGAATGGGGTAGTCAGGATACAAACGCTCCAGCGTTGGATGGTCGTACCCTAAACCATTGTGCCACACAGTGTGGTCTGCTTCTTGTAATCGTTTCAATCCTTCTTCTATTGCTGGATATCCATCAGCGTCCGCGTAAGTTATTATATCAGTCGGAGCTGCTAGGTTCGATATCGAGAGGCAGTGACATTTGTTTGCTATGAATCCGTCTGTCTCGATGTCTGCTATTAGTATCGTTTTGCTTTCCAAAGTATTCTTCCTCTTTCAACGCATGAATCTCGCGGTGGCAATTCGCACAAAGAAGATGGCATTTATCGGCCTCTTCAATGATTGCGCTCCAACGCACCGCTGACATGCGTGATACATCTAATGTGAATTTCTTCGTGGTTGGATCACGATGATGAAAATCGTAAACGTCTGGTAGATATTTCTGACCGCAACGTTCACACTCCCCGCCCTTATATGCTACTAGGTCTGCTTTCTTCTTTCGTCTGTACAACCGGCGCTCTTCCGTCGATTGTCTTCGTGCCATATCAAAGTTTGATTACCTCTGCGTCGAACTCCGTAGCTTCTTCAAGCAATCCGGTGTTCGGGTTGTAGATCAAATCGCAAACCTCGCCAGTGTTACCGACATGCCGGTTCTTCAAGCAACGTACCTTCAACCGGTTCTCACCGTCGGATGCGTTCCTACTGACTGCCAATACAATGTCCGACAGTTGTGCCGTAGATTGTGAGCCACGCAATTTTGATAACGTAGGTTCGATGCCGTCTTCATATCCCTTGTCACCGGATGGACGACTCAGGTGTGAAATCAACATCATCCCAACATTATGCTGTTGTACGAATGATCTGAGTTTGGTCATGGTGTAGTCGATTTGCTTTCTCTCATCACCACCAGCGACCATGAAGTCACCGCCGGATAACAAGATAGACAAGTGATCGATGAATAAGAATTCAGCGCCACACGCTTGCACCATGTATTTAAGTTTGTTCAGAAGGTGGTCGGCATCCAGTGAGCCGAAGTGGTCATAAAGTATAAACCGACCAGTTCCTAAACTTTTGTCGAACGCTTCTTTCCGTTCTTTTTCTTCGACGTCTTGTGGCAAGTGTAACGGCTTACCGATGGCGTAGGACATGAATCGCAAGCCAGTGCGTCCAAGGCTTTCTTCAAGAGCCACATAACCGATTGTCTTATTTTCATCGATAGCCAACGAATAAGCAATCTGAGCTGCAATTGTGCTTTTACCCACTCCACTGCCAGCCGTAAGCGTGACAATCGTACTTTTGTGAAAGCCGAAGAGAGCGTCGTTGAAAGAACGGAAACAGTATGTTGCGCCCATCGTAACAGGTTGTCTAACAACATCCCATATTTCCTTTCCGTTAAGTACACCGTCAGGACGATGTACGGTTGCTGTATAAACTGATTGGACTAACTCCTTTACAGCGTTAGCCACCAGCATCTCATTTGCATCTTTGTATTTACCCAACTGAGCGATGCTAGCTTTTCCGGGGGAGAGTAACTCCGCACATTCTTTCGCAGCTTTCTGTCCTTGCTCATCGTTATCAAACATAAAGCAAACTTCCTCGAAACCTTCGAGCCACTCTATGTTGTTAGCTATTGCACGTTTGGCAGACTGACATCCGTTTGGAATTGAAACGACAGGCCAAGACTTTGTCACCGCATGGTAACTCAGTGCATCAACCTCGCCCTCACAAACGACGACGCGCTTGGTTGGTTTCCACAGATGCTGACCAAACAGTTGGACCGAAGACATGTTGCCTCTGGTTTGAAACTGCTTACCTTCGAACCGTAACTTCTGACCACATACCTCACCTTTTAAATTTCTGTAAGGTGCGATGTGGCAGACTTTACCGTTTACCTTGGCTACACCATAGCCGTACTTCTTGCACACATCCTCACTTAGTTTGCGGTTCGTGATAGCAATGTACTGTAGTCCAGTGACTAAGTCATCTGCTACTACTGTAGTTTCGGGCTGACTTCCATCGAGCCATGTGTGCTTCTCGCATGAGAAACAATAGGTGTGACCGTCGTCGTACTCAGCGAGAGCATCAGAAGAGCCACAGTCTTCACAAGGCTGGTGTGCTTTAGTGATTGATGATTGTGTATCTGACATATCTTTGTCCTGTTGGGTCTGTTCGGGTTGCTCGTTCGAATTGCATCTTATGGTTTTCTTCAAGGTCTTTAATCCGTCGCGGTAGTGCGCGGATGCGATACATCATTTGTGCTTCAAGATTAGAGATTGAAGGTCTTACTTTGAAATGTTTCTTGAGTATGTCTATCTGTGTCATTCTATCTCCTGATAAATTATTCTAACGCCTGTTGGTTCATCCGACTTGGCGTATCTCTTGGTCACCGCTAGTGCAGTGATTTGGTCGTCGTCGTTCCAGAAGCCACCATGTGAAGTCATGGAATCGAGTGGACCTTTTGCAAAATTATCCACGTCGCCACGCGGGTAATCTCTCTTTGTTGTTTTCGGTTTGGGAGCAACAATCTCGATCAGACAATGTATAGGACCGGTCATTGGCTCACCTGATAAGTTAGTCAGGTTGCGTAAAGCCTCTCTTACTTTTGTCCTAAAGTTTTCGTATGTCTTACCGTAGTACGTTCCCCACTTGCTCACCCTAGGGCGAGAGGCTGGTACAGGGTCAACTGGTATAAAGAATTCCAAGTACCCAGCCTGTCCTAAGTGTTCTTCAACTGCGCTCGTAAAATCATATCGCGATGTCGAAGTCATTGCCTGACTCCGACGGTGTCTCGATAGGATCACCGAAATCATTCGATGCGCCTGATGACGTATTGCGTTTCTCAATCAGCCTAACGTTACGCAACTGACTAGTGACACCTTTGCCACCGCCGGTCGCATACTCTTTCAAACTGAATGACGCTTGTATCAGGTCACCGCTCGATGGGATGTCTTCCTCATCGATTTGTTTATTGAACTGATCGACAAATCCAGGCTGGAACTTTGTCTTTGCAGTCAGCAGCCACTTGCCGTGGAACTCTTCCTTTTCTGAATCGTCACCATCCTTGAACGGATAACGCATGTTCTTCGGAACAGCATCCCACGCTTTCTTCGCAAGCGCCTCTGCTTCTCTGGTGATGTCTGCGATGAAGTCTTTGACTTCTTTATCACCCTTGTCCAGTACCAGTGTAACTTTGTACTTACCGTCACTGAACTCCTGTCCTTCGTCTGGTCGTGCCAACCATGCGTACGCGCTGGTTGCTACTGGTGAGACAATCGGTCTTACTTTTTGCTTTGCCATAGTTTTAGATCTTCCTTGTTATTGGTTAGGTTCGGTTAGTTCGGGATGAAACATCATTGCCATCGCGCAGAACTCGTCATACTTCATTCCATGCTTGGCTAGTTTCTTCTTGTAGTCTTCCGGCAAATAACCAATCTGCCAGAATATAAATGCACAACGAGTGAGCAAGTCCTCATACTGAAAGTCACGGTTGGACATAAGCATCCCCTAATTGTGCTAGTAGCAGTTCTACTGTACTAAGCGAAGAAATACTCTGCATCGAGAACCTCTTCAATATTGAACTCACCTTGAGCCGGTGGCTCCGGTAAGTCCACGTTCGGTGCATACTCTTTGAGATACGGATGAAAGCTATCTTCGATCCAGTTCCCTTTGAACATGCGGTGAGCGGTTTGTCTTATCACGTCACGCATAAGCCTAACATGACAAGGTAGGACAGCAAAGCTATCATGTATTGCTGCGATGGAATACACATGGTGTTCCTCTCGTAACTCAACGATAACTTTCTGCATCAATGCAGCATCGATAGAGTGAATGATGTTCGGGCTCGATGATAACATCTGCTTACGAACACTCAGCCCACCTTCGGGATTCTCATCCCACAGAAAGTAACTACCCATGACAGTCTTCACGTCTGACTTAGCTACGTTCCAATACGATTGCTGAATCGTTGACCCCACTGGTGTAACCCAGCGCAGTGGCAAATCGAACTCTGCCAATGCCGTGGCGCACTTTTGAAAGTACTCCATGATAGGTCGTGATGCGACGATGGTCTGGTCAAGCGCGACCATAAGTTTATCACGCATATACCCAGCGTTCTCCAGACGGCTACCGTCTAGCTTATCGACGAAGCCGTCTTTGATTAGCTGGTCTTGTATGCCTCTAGGGGTCACACCGTAGGATGTGGTCATACAGGCGCGTTTACATACAGCGCGGTCTATAGTTCCAATCCAACGATGTGCCTGTTCTAGATGACGACCATTCGCAATGTCGTCAGCGACCAACCGTTTAACAACTTCGGCTGTTTCGCTGTAGATGTCGAACCGCTCCGGAGAAGAAGAACAGTTCGTTAGTTTAGCACCAACAGGATCACGACCAAGCAACGACAATAATTGTAAACCGTTGTTCGAACCATCTTGATGAACAGGTAGAGTACAAACAAACTTCTCAGGGTTATCCATGCCTGTAGCTTGTGTCCAATCAACACACGTTTGCCAGAACTCAAGTTCTGAATCAGCGTGTGTCCAAAGGCGCTCCTCTCTTCCAAAAGGTTCGGTCGCAGATTGTACAATCAAGTCGTGATTGTCCTTCGCCCATTCTTGCATTTCATCGAATGTTATCTTGTCTTCCCCATAGGTGTTACACAGTCTGACTGCTAACCAGTACAGACCATCTTTACCCAAGGGCTGACCATCCGCGAAACGCATAGTGCCTCTCGCAAGACTGTCGCCTTGCGGGTTCCAATCCGGCGTCACATAGTAAAAGCGTGAACGACTATCACATTTAATAACGTTATAGACGTCACGTCCTTTCACCTGATCGGTCAGGTTGAATTTGCGTATCACTGATTCACGCTTCGATACCTCGCTGGCATTGCGGTCGTGAATGCAGTTCAAATCGTATTTCCATGCAGCGCGTTCTGCCTTAGACATACCATCCCATTCGATGTCTGTCTTTCTCTCCGGAAGAGGCTCTGGGTCAGGCGAGGGGATACAGGCAATGGCCTGAGTATTTTGGAGGAATGTTTCCCTTGCTAACTCCAAAGCCTCTTCGTCCACACGCCAAGCAACCCAACCAAGATAGTTGGCTGCCCGAAGTGTGGTGCGGGAGAACGGATTGTCTAAACTAGCAGTGTGCTTGTGTAGACCACCGCGTATGAAATCAACGTCGACCATGTAGTAACCACCGTCGTACCGCTTGTTTGTTTCATCCCATGACCACGGTCTTGGCTCTATGATCATAGGTTTCAACGTCGGCGCAGAGATTTCTATCTGGCTGTTGATATCATCCATCATGGCTCGACAGGCGTCAGACAAAAACACTTGGCGTTCTGTCTTGTTCCTGACTTGCACATATTTCATTTCGAAAAACCCACCACCGTTTTCGATGACGAGTTCGAGGATTTTTGCTCCGATGTGCATTCGCACATCTCGTCGCCAATCGAGTGTTTCGATTGACTTGATGCGTCGTGACCAGTTGCCCCACTGACGCTGGTTGAAGTTCTTCGCCGTGCGGACAAGACGTGCCGCCAAGTCTGGGCCACCGGTGTTCTTGGCTTCATCTTTACTATCCCTCAACCACTTTTCGAATTCTACTTGCTGTTTAACAGCCAGACCTATGCTCAAACATATGCTCCGCGCTGGGCGTCCATACCCAGCCTTTACCATGCGAACTCCAAGTACTGACCGGAGCGCGATATACGCTAGCTTCTCTGGTGACACAAAAGAGATGTACCACCACCAAACAGGACGTACTCCAGGCCCACTGTTAGCGATACCTTCGACTGCCTCTGTCTGTGCTTTCTTGATTGCTGGAATGACCAGCCCCATTGTTTCTTTGAATATCTGACGACCAGCGCCAGTGTCAGAAATGTTACCCTCGAACAGCATCTTCCGATACTTGGCAACGCCCTCATTTACGCCTTCGGCTTCGATGCGCCTTTGCTCGTCTTCGAGCGCCGGATCGAGCGACTGTGCCAATAACGTGTCAAACTGTTGTTTCAATGTAACCCCCTGAGTTTACTAAATTAATATCGCAGCTTCACTGTATGTTGTTGATTAGCCAGTGAAAACTGTAAGGTTTTCAATGCGTTGGAAGTGGAGTAGAATTCTCATAACCTGAAGGTCGTAGGTTCAAATCCTACTCCCGCAACCAACTAACTACCTGACTTTGTTACTAAAATACACTTCAGTCAGTAGAGTCCAGCGCTCCTGTAACTTCTGGACGTGCCGATAGTGTGACCGTCTTTGTAGCCATACCACAAAGAACAGAAACAATGTCAGCAATGGATGAATGACAATGAAAATCCAGATGTTCAGTTCTTCGTATGTCCAACCCATGAGATCTGCCCATGCATTGAGTGCATCAACGCACATCCAGAATATCTTGTTCATAAAATCGTCGTAAGTCATATTGTCTCCCGCTTGTTAAGTATGTCGGCTGCTTGTTGTGATACTTGTGATGGTGCGAGGTGTGCGTACCTTTGCGTCATACTTGTATCGGAATGCCCTAGCAGTTGACTGACTGCGTAGAGCGACATCCCCGCTTGCACTAGCCGTGAGGCAAAAGTGTGTCGCAGTGAGTGAACAGTAAACCGACCGTACCGTTTCACTAGATGTTCTTCGTTCAGTCCGGCACGTTTAATAGCCAGACGGATACCCTTTGTAGAGTAACCGCGAGGCGCGTTTGGTTTCGTGTCGGACGGAAAAACGTAAATGTTATTTCCTGATGTACGCCAGCGTCGTTCGAGCATGGCGCGTGTTCTGTCTGTCAGCGTCAGTGTACCCTCGTTGCCCACCTTGTTGCGGTACAGGTTCACTGTCGTCCAGTTGATGGTATCAATCGACGACCATTGAACACTAGCTATCTCGTCGTATCGGGCTCCGGTGTCCATCAGAAACAAGACAAGGTCGTACTGGTCTTGACGCTTGGGGTCGCCGTCAGGTTCGAGTTCTGCAAGCAGACGTTCTTCTTCGCCGTCCAAAAGATAACGTGTCTTTTGATGCGGTTTTAACTTGATGCCATCGAACCTAGCATCTTTGTCGACCATCAAGTACCAACTGTTCTTTGCTCTGTTAAATACAGTTATCCAAAACGTAATTTCATTGTTAATCGTACGCGCAGCATAGCCCTTCATAAGGCGCTGTTGTTTGAGGTTCGACAGGAAGCCAGCATTCAAATGAGTTAAAGGTTTGCTGCTAGCAGTTCCACTGGACAAACGATCCACAAAAGTACGAGCGTCTTTCTGTGAAGGTTTACCTTCTGCGATTAGTTCCGCGAGATAACGTTGACCAGCTTGTTGAATCGTAGATGTCTCTCGCGTGTCCAACTGGTCGCGGTCTTGTATCTTCTTGGCGTATGCTTTCGCAACCAACTTGGCCTCACGTTTGTCACGTCGCTTGGTCGAACCACGTTCATATCTGATGACGTGTCCGTTGTCGTCCAACAGTGGTATCTTGTACCACCAGTATGGACTGTCAGGTCTGTTGTATACTTCAAGCATCTTTGACTTCCTTTTGTATCATCTCAGAATAGAGTTCGGGCATTCTTACATCTTTGAACAACCCTTCGATTGTCCGCGCTTTCCATTTACCCCACGTTCCTCTGTGTTCGTAGCCAAATTTAGTCACTATAATTTCAGCAACGATGTCGGCGTATTCCTCGCAAGAAATACCCATGTGGTCCTTCCAATTAATTCCGTCATGTTTGCACAGACGTTTAACAAGACACCAACCTTGGCCCTCATCTGTTTCACCGAAATGTAATTCATGTGGAGACAATCCACTGTTCTCAAAGCAACGTTTTACTTTGTATAAATATGCGATGTCTTGAGGTGTAAATGCTAATGGTCGTTTCTTAAAGTCATGTTTAATTACGCTCATACAGTTGTACCTTTCCTGTTGTTATTGCTTGATGTGCATAGGGGTCATAAAATGACAGCATTGTTAACGAGAATTTCTTGGGGTCCTGGCCAAGTATCTTTGCCATAGACACCCACATCTTTGGCGGGAGCCTACCTTGTCCACACTCTAGTTGAGAGATAAACGTGTAGTAGTCTAAGCCTAGTTCGTTAGACACTTGCTTTTGTGTCAACTGTTTCTCTATGCGAAGTCGCTTTATGTAGTCGCCAGCTTCGGCTCGAAGAATTCGTGCTTCCTTTGACGACGCATCATATGTATTGAAAGCCATCTGTTCCTTTCTGTCTTACTTTCTGTTCTACTTTAAGTATTAGTATTACTATAGTAGTAGAGACTATAGTGTCTAAAGTATCTAAAGTATACTCTAGACGGCCTTTGGCAGTAGCCCCCTCTAATTGCATAGGGCGACCGCAGCAGTGATTATAAAGAAGAGAAACTGCGCCAACACAAATAGCCCACCGACTCTGTCGATAGGGTACTGCCTAGCACATCTCATATTGGGAAGTTTTGTTTCCATACTTTAGTCCTACTTTAGTTGATACTACTAGATATAGCATCACTGGATTATAATTCAAGATCTGTTTATCTGTTTATACTATTCCTTCAAATACATAAGGCCATCCTGGCAGCGGACACATGTACCAGCCGGAATCTCATCACCAACGACCAGAGTCTGTTCAGTCAGGTCGATGTAACCTACATCCACGAACGCATCTATCGCGCTGCATGAATCACATTCACACAAAGTGGAGCCATCAAGCGATGACTCCAGTGCGAACTTCACAACGATTTCTATTGTCATTTAGTCTCCTAATCGATTACCTGTTCACCGTATAGCGCCTCCAACTCAAGTCCATATTTTGTCCTACGTTCTGCATACAGCGTGGGCAGTAGGATGCTGTATTCGCCCTCGCAAGTAAGGCAACAAAGATAAGCCTTGTCGCCTAGCTGGAATAAATTTTCAGCCCCCACTGCTTTACAGTGAGGGCATGTGGTTGCCGGAAATTTAACGTACGTCATCTAGATACACTCGCAGATGGGTGGACCGGCTGATAGGCTGACCGCGCTCATAGTACCGCCAGTTAGCCTTGGCGATAGCGTCCATGTGCTGGCCTTTAACTCTCAGTTTATAGCCCTGTTTGTTAAGGTACTTCTTCATCGACTTAACAAACTCCCAACCTTCCGGAGTGTTCGGAATTTCGCAGAATTGATAGCGTGGAATGTTAGTCATTGCCGACCGCCTTTACCCCGCTGCGGACGCGGAAAGGTAGGTTGATATCGAATCTGCGGTACTGTTTAATCCGCATGTCGTACATGACGCGAAGGTGCGCCGGTATCGATGGGTCGTTCTTGAAGACGCCCCATACTGGACGGACAGAGCCGTCGTGTTTGGTCATCTGACCTGTTACAAATCTGCCATACATACCTGACAGTGGGTCGCTATATCTAGCCATTGTTCACCTCTTTGTTGATTGCGTTTAGAACCATCTTGAATGCTTCCGGATTGTTATTGTTTAGATTGACTAGCAACTTGGCGCATTGAATCGCCATCTGCGTCTGTTCGTGATTCACGAAACAACCCCATGACCCCAAGGTCTTATAGAGTTCCTGTTGGAAATCCGCGCGTTGCTCCGCGTCGGTGTCCACATAGTCAGGGTAAGTTTTCCCTGTTAAAAAGCATGTTGTCATACTTTCGTCCTTTCTTTTGTTTCGGCTGGCTGGCTCGTCAGCGCCGGTGAACCAAACACCGGTCGGACACCCCGCTTGCGCGGAGTGTTTCGCCTTTAGCAACATTCACATTCCATTATTGGCTTACCGTTCCGACAGACGTCGTCGTCCTCGAAATACAGTTCGCTAGGCACGTCTAGATCAGGCGCTAGGAAGTGGTCATCGATGTGCGCTTGTGCTTCGTCGGCGGTCCTGATCCGCGACGACATACGAACGACGCGGGTTAGTGGGCAATATGTTAAAACTGTCATTACGCTACCTCGCTTTGCTGGACCTGTAGGCCGTTGAAAATGTGCGCTATGACATCGACCGTCCAGCCGTTGCCTAGCATCTTGTACCGTTGAGTATTGGACACGCCGTCGGTGTATCCGTCCGGCAATGTCTGCAAACGTTCGCATTCGGTCGGCGTCAGTTTGCGCCATGTCAATTGGTCCTGTAGGATTTTAGGTTCCTGATTACCACCGGATACCGCGTTGAGTGTAGGCGCTTTCCCTTCGGTGTAATACACGCGCTTAATCAGGTCGTGTCCGTTTATGTCAGCCTCACCGGCTAGCAATAGACCACTGTCACCCTTGGCAAGGTCGAAGACTAATTGTCGACGATTTTTGTGGAAATACGACCGAAGGTTACCGCCTTTAAAATAGTTCGCGTCGATACAGTGCGCCTTGTCGCGGTCGGTAAATCCTGTCTCAAGAATATCCTGTAACACGACGCCTTTATCAGTCGGCAATCCGGTATCCGGAATGTTCGACCAGTACAGTCTATGCCGATTCTGAGCGCTCACAAGGTTACTGTTTATATGACGCGGTTCGCATGGATAACCGGCGTCGGCTAGGTAGTCCGTTATAGCCTGTTCGTTGTCTTTTTTCATGCGGACATTTTCCAGCAAGAAATAGGTCGGCTTTAATTCTTTCAACAACCGGATGTATTCGAAGAATAACGCGCCCCTGTCGCCTTTAAATCCGGACTGACTACCGGCGAAGCTAAAATCCTGACAAGGCGACCCGCCTATCAGTAAATCGATTTCCGGTAATTGTTCAGATTTAACATCAACGACCGACCCTAGCTGGACGGTGTCCGGATGGTTCTTTTGCGTGATTGAAATAGCGTATTTATCTATCTCACTTGCGAAGTAATTCGCGACCGGAATTCCGGCCCTGTTTAGTGCTACCTGACCGCACGACGCGCCGTCAAATAGCGATAGGACATTGAGCCCCTGTTTATACGTTCTAGACATACTCTAGCCTTTCTTTTGCGATGCTAGCTGGCATCATCAGGAACACGCAACCACGCGTGAACGACCGGCCCACATACGCGGACCGGTTTCGCCTTATCGCTTTATTCGTCTATTGTTTCGCCTTGTGATATCCGCAATCGCGCAATCAATCCAAAACGCCAAAACGCCGACGGTAAATAGACCGAATAGCGTTAACAAAATGATTTCATGAATCAACATTACTATACCTCGCTTTACTGTACATTATTTGCAAAATTAACGGACCCCGCACCATGCGCCACAATCGCGATATTCTTAGCCTTTACGCTAGCACCGGCGCATAATCCGCATTTTAGGCACGTTGTACGGTTTCCAGCCTCGTCGCTAGCTGGACATATAATCTCGTCGCCTTTCGATAATTCGTCGATATTGCCTATCACGCGGAAAGTGCGCTCACCACGTCGCCACGCGTCACGCGCTTGCGCTAGCGTGTCGGCGCTAGTCATGTATAGGTCGGTTCGCACGTCGGCG